AAGCCCCAGGAACAGCAGTATTAGCAATGCCCGCACCAGACTTCTTAAGGAAGTCCCGCCGCGAATCAACCTCAATAATAGCACTAAGCTTCATAAACTATATTTGACCCCCCCCCAAAAAAATACTCTCTCGCAAATCAAGATACGAAAAAAGCCCGGCTGGAACCGGGCTTATTCTCCGAGCCTCACCTAGAGGTTTTTAACGAAATGATTTATAGGAGGATTCATCCTCATCCCAATCAATTTCCACCGCCGAACCGCCCGCACTTTATCAATCCAAAATTACCAAATATTCATGAGTATTCTTACTGCTAATCTTAGACTTAGTTAATATTGGAACAGCCTTATGATCGCATTCAAGAAGCTCAAGCATAGCTCCATTAAGATGAAGTATCCTTAATTTAATATGCTTTGTCAATTCTACCAATTTGTTTAAATCGATAACCGCATCTGAATCAATATATTCTTCAGTCCCAAAAGGGGGCGATGTAAACAAAACATCTACATCCGGAATTCCACAATCAAAAACGTCCCCACACATAACATTTGCATCTCTCTCTAAATAACCCAGCATTTTTTGCAAGCCATCTACAGTTGGAGGAGATTTATCAACAGCAATATACTGAGCTTGCAACGCAACAGTCGCTAACATCCTAGACCCCCATCCAGCAAATGGGTCAAATACTGTTGTGCCAGGCTTAACCCCATATTCATCCAAAACTGCTTTAGCAAATCCGGGGTGCATAATAGACGGAACGCCAGCACCAGCGAAAATGAATTCACGAATAACTCTATCTTGCGAAATCCTGGTTCTACCATCCACTAAGTTAGTAGCAGTCCTATCCCGAATTTTACTATTGTTCCAAGCCTCTTCCATAAGAGGCTTTTTCTGTGTTCTGACAGCCCACAAATGTGGTTGAAAATGCCAAATCAGTCTCTTCCCAGAATATTGCTTATTAGATGGTTTCTGTGATCTGCAAAAATCATTGCAGATATAATTCTCTGTGGACTCAGTTAATACATTGTCCCAATCTTGCAACAATTCATTATGTTCATATTGTGGAGGAGCCCACTCAAAATTTTTCAACAAACAATTTCTAACTGCATCTTTTTTGATTTCTGGATAATCTGCAGTCGCCTCATGATTTAAGCCATCAAATTCAACTATTGGCAAATGTTGAGCCACGGCTCTAAACCATTCTATTATTGCTGCATCTGACAATTCTCGTTTGGCCAAATTAGCAGCCCTGCAAACTATATGAACATTACCAGGGATATGGCCTAGTTTAGAATCTCTACGGTCAATAGAAGCGGCAAATGGATCATTCCTCTGATGTGTCATAGGAATATTCGTCAAAGCACAGCGGCTCTCTTGTCGCTCACATAGTTTTATCACATAATCCAATGTGATTGAAAATTCACGTCCACAATCCTTATCTGATTTCTTACAATGTTTAAAGCATTTGGCGAGCCATGAATCCATAGACTCAGTCTCGATTCTTTCTTGATATTCTCGCTGCCTCGCCCGGCATTTATCAGTATTATTATGATAATACTGATTATTCGCAGTCTTTACCTGAGTTGAATTGCGACGGTAGCTTGCTCGTTTTTGTTCATTTATTGTATCTCTGTTTTTTTCTCTATACTTCTTTCTTTTTGCAACAGCTTCAGGATCTGTTTGTCTAAATTCACGTAATTTCTGTGCTTTGCATTTCTTGCAAGCCGTCCCGGTTTTCGGAAATTCTGATAATCCTTTTTCAAACTCACAGATCGAACATATTTTAGACATTGGCAACCTTTATTAGACGTGAAACAACTGAAACCCCTTCATTCCCAATACATATTGCCTTACTTATTTGGAATGAAGAAGTGAACGCGCATAAAAAAACCCCGTCCGAGAACGGGGTTTTCGAATCTTTTTTCGAATCTTTTAGAGATTGCTAACAGTTACCACGCCGTAGTAAAGCCCGCCATCTTCGATCAGCTTCTTGCCATAACGCGTCATCACGCCCTTATTGGGGGTGAAGCTGTTCGGGTCCAGCACTGTTGGGGTGCTGAGCAGTGGGATATATGGGGCGTAGAAGTAACCGGCGTCGAGTACTGAGTTGCCTTTGAAGCCCATTAGGATTTTGCAATTGGGGAAGAGTGGATCTTTGTAGATCTTCATCTTGCCTTGGATTGTGCCGATGTTCATGATTCCGATGTCGACGCCTTCGGTGGTGAATGCGTCGCTGGCTCGGAAGTCGTTCAACTGCTCGAATTTGGAGCAGATGTCGGCACTCATGACCATCCAGTTCGCGGGGCCACGGAGTGTGGTGCGGTGGATGATGTTGGCAACTTCGAGGACTTTGTACATCAGGGCGATGTTGCGGTCGGTGAAGTTGACGGATGCTCCGGCAGCCGTTGCGAAGTTGTGGTCTGCTCGGATGGCGGCTGCAATGATCAGGTCGTTGATGATTTCACGATCGATTTCCGCAACCATCTCGTCGGCCATTAGGTCGGTGAGGGTGGATTCGGCGTCGATGTTGTGAACTGACTTGAGGTCTTGGGCGGCTTCGAGGCTCCAGGAAGTCTTTAGTTTCCGAGTGATCGCGGCGACTGAGTCGCTGTCGATGCTCAGTGTGACTTCTGGCTGGAATGGGTTGGCTTCCAGGTCGTATTCGTAGTTGACTCTGGCGACGGCTCCGGCTGGGAAGACGCCTGCGGACAGTGTGATTTGGACGGCGCCACTCGTGTGGTTGAATTCGGTGGCACCGGTTGTTGCGGTGTCGACGGCTAGGTTGTCGGTGAAGTTTGTGCAGTCGCCGACGAGAACGACGTCGGGTGAGCCATCGGAGTCGAAGCTGACTCGGAGGCATGGTACTGATTCTTCACAGTTTGGATCGGCTTCGGCTTCGGTTTCGAATGCTTCGACGACGACTGTTCCGGCCAGGACTGGGCGGTGTGCTAGTGTCGCGGAAACTACTGTGTTGCCGGTGATTGTGGCGTCTTCGCCGCGTACTTCTTGTGAGGAGTAGTACGGGTCGAGTGCCCATCCGTTTTGGCGGGCGAACACCTGTGCGGTGTTCTGACGCATGATTTGTGTTCCGGCGACCGTTTGGCCCTTGGTGAGGGCGTAGCGGTATCGGATGTAGAAAATGAGTGATGCTGGTTGGCTCATTGGCTGGACGCCGACGAGGTTGTCTGCGATCAGCTTTGGGTATGACTTGCGGATTAGCGGTAGTGCGAATCGTGTGAAGTCGGCGATGTTGGCTGTGGTGGTTTGGTCTTCGAGGATGACCGATCGGTTCTCGGGGTTCCAGCAATTGTACTGGTTTTCGAGGATGGCGGCCATGAGTCCGAATTTTTGCTGTGATACTTCACGGCATTTTCGTAGGACTGGTGACCATTTACTCACGAGCTGGTTTTTCTTGGCTTCGTGAATAACGGATGCTTGGTGCAGATCGGTGGCGTCTTCTGTGAGTGGGCGGCGACCTTGGCCAGCACCTTCAACAAGTTGTCGACGACCGCCGCCACTGAAGCGTTGGCGTTTGGTTGCTCTGGTAGGTAACATTATGAATTACTCCTGGTTGGATTTTTAGTTTTGGGCAGGTCTTAGACTAGGTCTTCGTCCACTTGGCTGGCAATGTCTGAGATCCCGTAGCCGTTGCCTTGACCGTTGCCGGTTCCGGAAACGTGGGGATTCTTCTTTTGCTTTGGGGGACGCCGATCTTGACTTTCAACGAGAGTCGGCCGTGTTGAGACAGGTTGGCGAGCACCTTTTCGGGTGCCATCAATTCGCCGAGATTTCTTTTGCTTCCCTTCGGTAACCGGTTTGCCGCTACGCCGTTTTTTGAGTTGAGCGTTTTCGGTGGCAAGGACTCGGTTCTTTTTCAGGGCTTTTTCTGCGATGGCAGTTTGCCGATTTGCAGTCTCGACAGCCCTGTCTCTTTGTTCGACGGCAACTTTGACCTGCTTTTTGGATTTCTCCAACCCGGCTGTAACTGCTCCGTTGGGCTCTCCATTAAGCGTGATGCCTTCGAGCAATGCTCGAACGGCGGTCAGCTTGGATAAAGCTTCGGATTCGTTAAGGGCCGACGATTTGGCAAGTTGTGCCTCGATTGCAGCTCCCTTTGTCTCGCAGAAGATTTGGAGACGGCGGGCAAGTTCTCTTTTGTGGGTTTCGGTTTCTTCGATACAGACCCTTTTGGCCTGTTCGACCTTACCCGCATATTCCTGCTCGAATTGTTCGCGAAGAGTGGTCTTGTAGCTCTCCAGTGAGCCGACAATTCGACTCGCTAGTTCACCATTTACACCGGCTTTTCCGAGCAGTGCTTTAATTTTATCCATTTGACAACTCCTCACGAAACTGGTCGTGTTGTAGTTATTTTTGCGTGAACTAGCGGATTCTCAATCCCTACAGATCAAAGAACGTATTGATTTCCTTAACCAGCATCCGCTCGAAAACTTCTGGAGAGAATTTACTTTTCTGTTTGGTAAGTGGTCGAACCCGCCGAGAGAGGCCCTCTTGGATATTCAGAATGGCACCGTTGACTGATGGTTCAGCAACTGCGTCCCAGGTAACGAATGAATAGCCAGGCATTACGCGGTACACTTCGTGACCACCCTGTTCTGCAACTTCCATATCGCCAACACCGCGAGATGAAATCCCTACTCTAACTTTGTGTTCGAACAGGCCACGTAAACAAGCACCACAGGGTAAATTGTGCAAGACTTCAGCTTCACCGTATACCTTACGGCCATCCATCCATACCTTGGAAATAAGATGACTCACTCGGTCCAGGTGAATCTTGGCGTCGGCCGGATGGTCAAACTCACCCATCACCGCCCGGCCACCGACGTCTTCTTGGATTTGCTGAACAGCAGGAGAAAGCACGTCCTGGGTCGGGTAGAACCGCCCATTCGCATTCTCCTTATCACCCATTTGGAACAGACCAGTCACACGCATAATCGGAATTTCATTACCATTCCGATCTTCGGTCACTGTTGATTTGGTCTCAATCACCTCAAATGGGAATGTATCCTGGAGTAATCGGAATCCAACTGGAATCCGACCGGTCTCAGCAATAATTCCACGATTGAAGTACGAAGGGTCACTGATGGCATCTTCCATCAACGCTCTTCGGCCAGTTCTACTAGGCAACATAATTTACTCCACTATTCCTGACACCATTTCAAATCTGCACCCCGAGATGGTGCTTATGACCTGGTGGATAATCGCCAGCTGAATTACGTAAAGTCTCAATGATCTCTCTGGCAATTGCTTCTGGGTCCAGATTGTTGGTCTTTTCAGCCAAAGAGATAATCTCATCTATCTTATAAGTTACCTTTGGATTTTGACCATAAAGATTCCCAATATTGCTAGGCAAAAGTGGGATCACCAATCTACTCAGATCTTCATTGAAGATGTCTGGATCTTCAGTAATCAGCGTCGCAATTTGTCGTGTGTCGATCATTTATTATTTCTGGCTCATCGACTTCGCAGTAGGCGGCTTGGTGCCGGACCCATCATCAACCTTCAGGTCTGGACCAAGCGAGTCGAGCTTGTCATCGGATGCCTTAGTAGGCTTGTGATCCGGCATATCCCGCTTGTTGTCTTTGACATGCTTGGTGTACTTCGAGGACGATGGCTCGGTGATATCCTTGTCTTCAAATCGAGGCTCTTCTTCTTCAGGGGCCGTGGGTTGCTGAGCCATCTCACCACCAGGGGTATCTGTTACCTCATCCTGCGGCTCACCAGGGGGGAAGGTGTCCTGCTCCTCATAGTCCGGCATGGTTTCCGCACCCATTTCTTCGCCACCAGCCATCGGATCCATTTCTTCACCACCAGCCATCGGATCCATTTCTTCACCACCAGGATCGACAGCATCAACTGGTTCCATACCAGCCGTGTCGTATTCTTCTTCACCATCCATTCCGAGTTCACCAACCTCGGCGTCATCGCTAACTTCAACAGCTAGACCACCATCAGGAGTAGTAGTAATCTTGGCCATGGCTTCTTCCAAAGCCTGATCTTCTTCATTGGTGATCGGCCGCAATTGTTCCAATGAACCAGACAGCCACGATAGGAATGGTCTCGTGTCACCCTCTTCAATCATATTCGCAGAAGCGAAAGCGGCATCATAGAGTTTCGCTGGAATCGGCAATTCCACCGACCCATCCTCACTCATGATAATCGGGGTAAGACTCTCATCAGCCCCACCATGATCGAAGATGAAATTCACGCCGCCAAGAGACCCAAGCATGGCATCATCCTGGGCTTCACCCCATTCGATGGATTCATTCTTGAGTTCACGAGGCTCGTAAGCAGTCTTCTTGAAACCACGGCCACGAATTCGAGGACCCTTGAATTGGTCTTCACCCAGGTCATCGTCATCTCCGAGACCCAAGTCGTCCGTGTCGTCGTCAGTATCCAGATCATCAGCGGCTCCACCAACAACATCCGCAACAGCGTCGGCTCCAACCATCTCGTTGAACAATTCAATCGCCTGCTCCATAGCCTTAGGCAATCGACCCTTCGGAACTCGAAGACCAATAGCAGAAATGCTGGCCTCCGCCATCGATTCCAAATTCTCGACCAGAGCTCGACCTGTCAAACGATGCTCGGCAGCTAGTTGGTTCATAATACCAACGACTTGGCGAAGTTGTTTGTGGTCCGTAATAACCGGAGCACCATAGGACGAAATATTGACGTCCTTCGCTGTTTTGAATTCACTCTCTCGGATGGCGTACGGGTCATGGCTCTCATCGAGTTCGCCAGGACCTTCCGCATCATCATCGTCTTCGTCATCCTTCATCTCATAATGCTTCGGACGAGATTCGCTGACGGCCTTGCCACGCCGCTTACGGCTCTCAAGACCCATTCCACCAGCCGCAGGAGCACCGCCACCGCCGCCAAGGAGTGCAGCCAAGTCTTCTTCTTCACCACCACCCATACCTTCTTCTGGCATTGGCTCTTCTGGCACTGCTTCCGCACCAGCAAGTTCATCTTCTAAGCCGCCTAGCTCTTCTTCACCACCGGCAGCTGAGCTGGTCCCACCAACTTGAATAAGTGGGGAATTAATATTGATGATGGGAGCCCCACCACCATCGACACTGGAGGAGGCAAAGTCCTCAGCACCTAATTCATCGAGCCCGATATCGTCTTCACCACCAGGCATCTGGTCAAAACTGCCTAATGTCTCAGTAGCGGCCAATTCTTCCTGGATTGTCGCGATGAGATCTTCCGCCTCATAAATCGCAGCATCATCGAAGGATGGATCCTTCAGACGAGTAATCAAATTGTCCAATTTGGACGACAGATCGTGTGATTCCTTGATTCTGGGTGTTTTCTCTTTCAGGACTTCCAGCGTCGTGGCGAGAGCTTCGGCAGCAACTTCCTTGTTGGAAATCGCTTCGAAGATCAGTTCAAGGAATTTATTGTAGGCAGCCTCGAAATTGTTTGCGTCTTCAAGGATTTGCACATTCTCTGCCAAAACTGCGTGTTCGGACTTCCTGGAGATATTTCTCCATTCGTCGATAATCTTCCGGCGATTGACTCGCAGATTGGTGCGGTGAAAGAGGGTCGCGACATCGTCGCAAAGTGACTGGTTGAATATTGCTTTGGCCGCCAAAGAGTTCTCAACAAGTGTTTGGACTCCGGGCCGTGATAGTAGGGTAAATTCTTCCATGTCGTCTAGAAATGGCGACGCGAATTTGACGGCGTCTTCGATTCGGCTTTCGGACACTAGTTGGGCGAGGTGCTTGATTCGGGTTTGGAATCCCTCTGACCAGTATGCACCTTCTGCGGCAGATCGCATTTTCTTTGCGACTAGTTTGCGGGCGGCCCATTTGGTTACTGGTAGTTTGACTGGGTCGCCGTTACTGAATGAAGCTGATACAACTTGACCATTCTCGACCAATACTTGGTCCCGAAGACCTTCGACGATTGCGGCGATAAGGCGGCTGCGGACTTCTTCGGACAGTGAGTCATTACTGGAGATTTGGATTTGGCGGGTGACATTGTCACGACACCGTACGTATCCTGAGTAGGGGACAGATCGACCGGAGAATTTATGACTTCGCATTCGGTTGAATGCGGATTGCATGCCACTTTGATCGTTTTCTTCGATTGCGTCGATCAGTTTTCCACAGGTTTCGCCGAAGACTTTTTGTTTCTCGCCCTCTTGGATTTGGATGGGGCGGATATTTTGGATTTTGACTTTGCCATGATCCGTTTTATGCTCGGCTACGAAGTACTGATTTGTCTCAGTGTCTTCGAAGTAGAGGTCTTTGGCTTTGAGAGCAGTTAGTCGCCAGCTTTTGCCAGCTTTTCGACCCATCTCATGGATATGACCTTCAAATTCAGACACCTTGGCCTGAGCTGAATCATTCAGGGCTCCAAGGAATTTGCGGCTGTCCATAACTACTGCAGGATCTTGTGTAGCGGCCTTCGTCGTCATCTTTAACTCCCATTGCTCGGCTGCCGGATGACAGATAATTGCTGTCGTCCGATGCTCTTTCCGATGGCAATTTAGTGCGTCGTGTAAGAAGCTATACTAATTTTGCATGAGTGCCTACAGATTGCTTACTGGTGTGACAGGAAGATCACTTTCAGTGATTTCTTCTTGATCACCATCTCCATTTATGGTTTCGCCAGCAGTAATAACATTGAAGACTTCGGTGATGGCTTGGTCTCTCTCATCTTCATCAACAGACCACTCTACCAGCAAACCCGTATCTTTGTTGGGATTATGAATTTTACTTTTGCCATCGCCATTAGATTCAGCTGGATTAGCAGAATTAGAAGAGGATAAACCATCAAGTTCATTGTGCTCCAACAAGAACTCGAAACCACTAGCAAATTCACGATCGTCAGTAGAATCAGGGCGACCCATACGCTGTGCCCATCGTTTCACAATGGCCATGGCTTCAGTAGTCTTACCTTGTTTCCTCAACTCAAGAAGCAACCGTTTCTCCGCCGCATAGTCGTAACCCTCAAGCCCAGGAATGGGAGATGGTTCTTCTGGCACAATCTCATCTTCAGGGGCTTCCTCACCCTCACCCTCAAGACCTTCAAGCCCTTCATCAGCCATATCAGGCTCAACATCCAAACCACCAGGACCACCACCAGTCGGGCCACCAGCAGACTCTTCAACCTCAATCTCCTTCAATTCCTCAATCTCATCAGGAGAAAGATCGGTGAAGTGGGTGACAATCCATTCCTTCGGGAACCAACCAAGGTCTTTCAGATCAGCCATGACACCAACTCTAGTCTGCCATGTCTCAATCCGGTATAATTCCTCCATTGCAGAGGTCGCAGTAAGTGCGATCTCAAATCCCTTCAAATCCTCGACAGAATATCCTCGAAGGGCTAGATGAATTATGGCAATTTTAGTAAGACCAGTAGAAACTTCACGTTGTACCCATTGCACAGCCTTAGCAAATTCAGAGTGTGATTGGGATAATGATTTCTCACTAGCTTCGCCAGAGCCTTCACCAATACCGACTCTGGCAAATGGAATCTTAGTGGGGGCAATCATCTTCTTTTTGAAGTATTCGATGTCCGCAATCTGGTCCAGGTTCTCAGCTCCAGCCAGAGTGTCGACATCAGGTCCAGTACCATCCGGACGCCGTGGCAAGAAGAAGTCATCCTCTTGAATCAGCGGAGAGTATCGCTCATCGAAAGCACCGGTGGTTGGGTTATAAAATCTCTGCCTCTTGAAATTCCGAGCAATCATTTGCATATACTCGGGAACTTCTTTTGGTGGAATGAGGCCCACCGGGATAGTGAACTTTCTTTTCTCTGGAGCACGAGTAATACGGTAGATGAGTGCCGCATCTTCCATTAGTCGGAGTTGTTTGAATGCCTTACGGCCACCATCCAGAATAGCTCTACCATATGGATGGTAAATGTTCTCAAAACTCGTCAACCGCAAATGCATAACCTGCCATGGGTGCATAAATTGCGGTTCTGGGAACAAAGCATCTTGATAGAAGAATCCAACCAAATCACCAAACCGCGTCTCAATTCTGGTGAAATTGTAGACATTCATGAACCGGAGCGACGAAACTCCATCACGGTCCATAGTGGGGATTACTTCAAACGGCAAATCACCGTACTTACAGAGATATCGGACTGACGGGCGACAATAAGTATCCCACAGAAGGGTGTCGAAGAATAAATCTTCCAATTCCCGCTTCAAACGGCGATTCCGTGCTCTGATAATTAGTGTGTGCTTGCGTTCTGGATCGACCAGGCTTGCTTCATCGGCGTAGAGATCCAAGGCAAGACTAATCTCACCAGTTTGATCCATTTGCTCGTAGTCTTTGTACCGTTCGAGCCTATTGATCTGGAGATTGGTCTGATCTAGGATCGCCGCTTGAGCATTAAAATCGAGAAATTCACCGCCAGCAGTGAGGCGATCCAAAGACGATTGGTCTTGGAATACACGTTCTGCCTGGAATATCTGGTGCTGCCGGGTCATCGCCCGGATTCTGTCGAATATCAGCCAGTTACTTGGCATACGTCATTCCCGATTTTATTACTCTATGTTTTACCCGCAGCGGGGGATCACTTTTTGTCGTAGTAGTACTTAGATGGGACTACAGTGGGGCCTTGTTGACCAATGGGGATACCACCAAGCTGCATCGTGTATTCGTCAATTTGTCTCTGTGCAGAAATTTCTGGTACGTCGTCTGGAGCGAGTGCCATAGGCATCAATAGATGTTGTCCACCCGATGCTACGTACTGCTGTTGAGTATTCACCATCGACGCATCAGACAAGATAACCGGGCCAGATGCACTTTGGAAATTGGTACCAGCTCCATAAGGCATCAGATTACCAGCATCGATCATAGATCCATCTTGTGTTCCAATTAACGCTAAGCCACATGCCATGACCAAGTCGTCGAAGTTTCCAGCACCTTCTTCAGCCTCGGTCTTGCCAGTATCTTTACCTAATCTGTCTCTCTTCCGGACATAGGTCTGAAATTGTTTCAACAATCTCTTGCTATAAATTTTATAGCCATCGTCATCCTTGTCCCTGATAAAGTCGATCAAGAACTTATTCATTGTGGGTTTACTGGCAATACTGGTCGTGAAACCGTAGGCAGCAACCTTTAAAGCCCTAGCTGATGTCTTAGAACCGGGAGCAGGAGGTTTGTCATTGATGTCTTTCTTACGCCAAAGGCGTGGATACATCATATCATACCGCAAACTGTCGATAAGGATATCACCACCATTATTCCGCTCGACAACAGCCAAGGCACAATTATACCAACGACCAATGCGATCGATAAACTTCACCAATTCACGCGGTAGGCACCTCGCCATGAATTCGGCGACCTGTTCCATCGTGTCGATGTCAAAGATCTCAATCGCACTGTAGTCACGACTCTTGCCGGTAGCGATATCGACACCCATTACATAGGAGTGTGCTGCAATACTAGGCTCGATAATTGTGTCGCCACGTCTCTTCTCAGGAACCGCCAATTTTGGCTGTTTCCAAATCCATAATCCTTCATCCGGCTGTTGGAATGTGAAATCGATGTCTTCGACATCGCCAGATACTGGGTGCACATAAGTCTGATATCCGGTCACCACCTGTGGCGGGTCGTCGACAGTAGTGCTAATCTGATGAATAACTTCTGGCGAGAGAATTGTATTACCAGAACCAATGAAAGAAGCTAGAATTTCTTGTTGGAATTTCCAAGCTTCCCCTTGCTCTTGCAGGGCGTTATATTGTTCCTGCAACCATGGGGACCAGTAAGGGCCAAATTTATTGACCTCGTCCTTACTCCGTGATTCTCGGATTCCGTCTCGTGGGGCGATCCTTTTCCAGTCTCGAGATAGGGGATCGCGGTATTCAATAGACCAATCCATATCCCACCAGTTAACAACGATGGGATTAAAGCCGTTGATACCGGCTTCGGCGTCGGTCATGGTGCTCCAATACCAATTCCCTAGACCATTCGTTGTACTGATACAAATGACGTTACCACCGTGCTGCAAGGTTGGCCAGCCACCGGCCCACATAACATCCATACCTTGAATAAATGCCGCTTCGTCGATAATATTCAAAGAGGATGCGTGCGATCGTAGAACATCAGGGTGGCTTGTTAGAGATTGAATTCTCGACCCATTAGGGAAAATAATCTCATGCTCATTTTGTTTAGCAGGCTCCCATACTTCCTTCATCCATTGGGGCAAGTGCTCATAGAGGAAAACCACATGGTCCCGCAAGAAAGCCATCGCATCTTCGTTACGACGGGAAACGATAAGAATTGTTTTGTGCGGATGGAACATTGCGAACCAAGTCGCAAAGGCTCCTGAGATTTTGCTTATCCCTGACTGACGACACTTTCTGAAAATGTTTAGGCGATTTTTGCGGAATGACCTAATAGCGTCTCGTTGATAGCTAAATGGATAGAACTGCAGGACTCCTGCGGATGGGTGCTTCAGTTTCCCAAAGTTCCGCAGGAACCAAGTACAGGATCGCTGGCTTCGGCGAATTACTTCGCGTTGCTTGGCGTTTACTTTTTTACTAGCCATTAATAATGTACTATATCACAAGCACCACAATTAAGTGAATCTCCGGTGGTCATTTGAACACCACAACCAGAGCATATTCTTTTTTGGATCAATACTCATTCCGCCACTTCTTCTATAGCTCGATCGATCGCGTGTCCGACAGGATTGTCGTTCTCTACAGTAACGTCGTTGATTATCTCCATAGTCCCCCAAGAATCATGTGGACCCTCAAAATGGTACATGTATGACGACGTGCTGATCCACACAAACAATTCATAAGACGAATTAGAAAGATCTAATTCTCCGTCATCATAAACATCAGGTTCAATCCCAGCTAATTCTAAAACTTTCAATTCTGGAATATTTAAGTGATGTGCGATAGACGTAAGCAATTGCTCAGTGTCCAGTGAATTCACCAATTGCGAATCTTCTGCGAATTGATCATCATCTTCCAACCCATCATAATCCGAATCCGGGACATCCGGGTCTTCAGTAATCAATTTAGCGATTCTTTTTGGATTAATACTCATCAATACTCATCATCCTCACTTAATTCTTGGCTCAAAACGTCATCGAGATTTTCACTGCCTCCGACGTTGATTTGTTGGTTGAAGGTTCCGCCTCCTTTGGTGGCTGCAAGCATCTTGGCGTTAGCCTCGATCATTTTGACAGCATTACCATTAATTCCGGCTTTTACTTCAACCGCTTTCACTAGACCATCAACCCACATTCGGGCTGGTGGAGCTTTTGCCGTTAATGCGTCTTCGATTGCTTTCTTATAGATGCCGATGACATCTTGGGCTTCTTGGCGATCTGACCGACAAGCAGCTAGGACTTCATCGGTAACATCGTCCAAGCGTTCCAGATATTTTGTAAGACTGCTATTTTGGACTTGTTGTTCTTCTTCGGTATCGACCTTAGTTTCTCCATCGAATCGACGAGCATCGCTAGCCACTAATTCATCGACGACCGGCCGGATCGTGGTCTCTGAAGCTTTAAGAGACGAAGCTGAGGTGTCTTCTTTTTTCTTAGTTGGGACCTCCGGGCTGGCTTCGCACTCCGGTTCAATTGGAGCTTCCTCAATTCCAGCCTCTGACTCCATCGTGTCAGTGACTAAACTATCAGGCTCGTCCAATTGATCTAGCAAATTTTGCAGTTCATCATCTGGCATTTCGTTTTCAGCTACTTCGTCAGTCATGACCGTTCCACATTCAAACAGATATCGTTTAGCCAGTCCCTATTTGCACCAGGTTTAGACATTAGCCTGCGTGCAACTATAGTTACTGCTGTCTTATCCTCAATCTCAGCCAATAATTCTTGATAATCGGCAAACGGTTTGCCGTAATTCTCAAGAACAAAATTGAGGGCTTCAGAGAATTTATTCTCGCGAGGAACACCTGTCTGAGTCCGAGTACTATGGCGATGGCCAGATTTTCCGCGACCACGCATTTGAGTACGGCCTTCTCGTTCACGTTTCGGTTGGATTCTCTTATTGAATTCTGGCGGCTCCAGATCGGAGTGACCAGTTTCATTATCCTGGTGGCTTTTCACTGTATTCCGCTGAGCCATCGGTCTTCGACGGACTCTGTCACGTAGGGATTCTGGCGTCGCTTCTTGGATTAGACGGTTGAAATCATCTACAGTGACGGTTCCTTCGTCAATCTTAGCGAAAATAGGGTCGGTTGATTCCATTTTAATCTGCCTATCTTGAATGTCTTTTTATCTTTCACTCTCAGCAAAAACTCTTCTAGCTTTATTGACCATAGTACACCATATGAGTCGACCCATCACCATGAACTGATTCTGGTTCGAAACCCCGTTTATCTTCCAACCACCGAGCAAGTTTTGGATTAATTACCCACACTCTTACGTATACTCTCTCAAGCTCAGCACGATGACCCTCAAATTCCTCCAGAGCCGCATCGATCAATTTAGGACCGATCAAAGAAGATGCCAGCCCGCCAGAACTCCTGGAATCAGGATCGACAGCGACATCAAAATCGAAAATCCACGCATCCTGATCATCATCGCGTTCCAGAGAACTCCAGACACCACCATGAACCTTGTTAGCTTCATCCTTCGCAACCAACAATAAATCCTTATTCCTATTAATGCGGATTCCGGATTGGTTGGCAATTGCTAGAGCCTGTTCCCATACCGTATAACCCTCATCACTATAGAATTCTTCTTCAGAGAATTCTACTGGGACAATCTCTACCCGTCCCTTGAACTCGCAGATATGGATTTCCCGTAGTCTCATACTCTTATCTTTGGCGGAGTTTCCTACGAGGAAACAAGATAGGTAGACATTTCCTAAGAGGAAATTCAGTCTTCGTCGAAGTCCACGTTGCTTTTACGGCGGGCGTCGGTCCTATAAGCGGACTCATCGCTGTGGCTTCGATTGATTGGAGAATCTGTGAATTCCAGGCTACGGAGTTTCACAAATTTCATGAAACCGGTTACAGTGGCTCTGGAGAGGCCAGAGTGTTGTACCAGCTTTCCGATGATACCGTCATGCGGCCTATCATCATTCGAAATAAGATATTCCATCGATTCAATTATCGACAGGTAATCCTCATTATATCGACACATCTCTTTAGCTTCAACCACAAACCGGAGCATAATATCGCTAACCGGTCGAGAACGAGTTGAGAGATGTGTCATGTAAGAACCAGAATTCTTACGGTCTCTACCTTCCTTCTTGATATAGGCCAGGATTACTGTACGAGCAATCTGTGACCACATATTGAAGACTTTGGACATTCCACGATAACATATTGATTCAGAACCACCATACCGCCCTTGGATTGGTTCCACTATAGGGTCAGCAGATAATAGTGTATTGCAATGAGGACACGATCGATGCATCTTGATCGTCTCCTCCATAGTCTTAATACCGTACTCCCGATTCTCAGGTTTGTACAGCAATGACTCTGAGGGGCGTTCGTAATTGAAACAATTCCTGCAATGTGGGCACCCACGGTACTTGTACAGGGTTCGTTCAATTTGGACCCACGCTGTTTGTAGAAGATCTCCGAATGCCGATTCTTCCTGACCAGGATAAATCGTATGAAGTCCCTGCTTACGGATGATCTGGCGGATCAGCTCCGTAGCATGTGACATAATTTGATCGCGAAGAGAAACCTGAGTACACCCGGTCCAGAGGTACTTGGTTAATTGCCACTCAACTATTTCATTCACGAAATAAAGCTTGCGACCAGTATCTGGAGAAATCTTCCCAGATTTCTTTAACTCTTCAAGCTTAGCGTCTTGTTCCATTGTATTCCTCTTCTAGCCAACCCTATATACTCAAAGGCTGTTTAACAATTGCTAGAATGATGACTACCAACAAAACATTGCAAAATCAAGATTCGAACACATATCGCCAGGTTGCAAAGCCAGAATGGCTAGAAAGCCCCAAGAGGTCTTATAAATTAAGAAGTTAGTGGAAGCTCGTGTTGAGAAGATTTCATTAAGAGCCGTTTTCTAATTTGGAATCTGTTTTTGATGAGTTGGGCACCATCAATACTCCCGCCCGGAAATACGACCACAGTACGATATCCGGCCTTCACCATGGCCTTTAGTCGAGCTTTCGAGTGATCGTAAAGGTACCTGTTGCATCTGAAATAGAAGTCAAAGACTCTGCTTCTTCCTCGTTTGTTGTGCCGAAGTGCACGACCGATCTTCTGAATAAAATCAGATTGTAGTTTCCCTCCGGTGGCAACAATCAGGTTTTCACAACCACCCTTAAGGTCAAGACCACGATTTATAATCTTGCCACCAATAAGCACATCATAGTCTCTCGCTTCGAACGACCGCAATAGCTCATCGCGACGACGCTTAGAGGTTTTACCATAGATGAAATGGGCCTTCAACCCGGAAGCATTAATTACTTCTTCCAAGTGCTGACCGAGAGCAATAGCGTCGACTAGAATCAGGGTACCATCTCCCTGATATTTATTACATAGAGCAGAAATCAACTTATGATATTGCTCGTTCTCAGTCATATACTCAGAACGAGCAATATCATACGCAGATCCTTCATTTATACTCCCATCGACTCCAAAAGCCATAGACCAATACTCACATGGAATAATCCTACCAATCTTCTCCAGATTAGCCCGTGTCTCCCTGGCAATCACAGAGCCAAGATGCTCCTGCATCACCATACCCTCCACCGGCTTATCATCATCAAATGGTGTGCCAGAGAATCCATATCGACGACGCCCAGTGAACCAATGTCGAAACATCTTCTTATACGGGTCTGACGTGGCTTTATCACATTCATCCACCAAGATCATCTCAGCAGTCTTAGCATATGCCTGCAAGAATTTAGCATTCTTCTTCCGCGTCTTAAAAGCACGGAATTGTTGCTCCCACTTTACATTCCGCTGTTCCCATTTATCATCAGGCTCATCAGAATGACGTTCAGGGACCGGCGGTGGCTTAGTGGGACTCTGCAATGACTGAATAGAGCCCACAACAATCTTCTCACCACTCGGTCTCTCACCAGCATAAAACAAACCGATCTCCTCATCGATCTCCCTCAATTCCAGGCGAGCCTTAAGCTGATCGATAACCACTGTCTGATCGGCAACAATAATAGTAGGACAATCTATTGCCTTACAAATACCACATATGACCTCACCCTTACCACCACCAGTCGGGATATCAACTATCCCGCATTCGATCTTACAAGCCGCTCGGATCGCACGCTGCTGATGTGGATCGAGAGTAATGTTCGGTAGGAAATCCAGCCCTATCGCATCCGGGTGTAGAGGGTGGTAATCCCATTTAGGGCGGTTGTCCTTAACCACCAATGGTAGGTCGTGTTTGATACACACCCCACGGAGCATGCTCAATAGAGGCCGGGCCATTCTCTGTTTAGCCCGATTATACTTACGATATATCCCGTCCCACATACCGCGTTGCGATGGATCAATATAGGTTCCAGGGGATTGCACACTGAAGTTGACCCATAGGATCTCCTCCTCAGCGGTAGTAAGGTTGTCGAACCAAATCCATTGATTGTCATTAAGGATTGCACGCATACTACACCTGTTGCTAATCTGGCAGCTTCGTTAAACAATTCAAATACGAAGCGAGGCCGGTAAATACCGGCCTCGCTTCAATACTGCCCAACGTTCTGCTTATTTGACGACAGTGCAGGTATCCCCATCACAATATTTGGCACCAACCGCTTCCATCATATAAGGCGAATAGTCGGCTGATTTGAGTTTAGCGTTGTACTCCTCCACTTCCGACAGCTCACACGGTTCATACGGAGCTTGGTCGAACCCATGCTCCTCAGCCGGTAGGAAGCTAATTCCCTTAATCTTATCTTCGTAAGCTTCCAATACTCTAGCAATATCCCCCGCCTCATCACTCTTAAACGTGATAGTACAGGACACCTGATTATCGGCCCACAAAGCCTGGTAATCAGCCACATTCTGCATCTGCTCCCAAACACTCACATCACTAACTGGTCGGACACATTCATCCGTAACAGCAAATTTCGCTACCACAGTCCGATCCTTATCATTCGACGCAGGTTCAATATGGAACCCAGCATCCTGTAAGATCGAAACAAGCACCGAATCCGCCGCAATCCTAACTCGTCGCCAATAAGTCTTAGCAATTGGATGGTGTATACCAGGCGTAGCACCAGCCACCAATGAGACCGTACCACTGGGCTTTACCGAAGTAACCTTGATCGACCTGTTGACGCACATCCACTCGGAGTAGATGTCGTCCCACCGACGAATCTCAGTGTAACCAGCATCGCAGAAATCGTGGAGAATTGCACGGCGTCCAAACTTGGCGAACGCTTGAATGATCCCGCTCTGCGATAGACCAATTCTCCGATTCCGGAGTGTGACTTGGTTGGTGCGACGGTTGTGTGTCGGCAACAGAGTCACTGTCTTGGCGTAGAGATATGCGTACTTGAGGGTCCGCATGTAGTCTTCAGCATTTTCATGATTAGCCGGGAACGTCTCGCACAAATTGCAGAGTTCGTATGATTCCAGTGATTGCTCGAGGCACGGATTTCCACCCATCACACGGCCATCAATACCAGGCTGTCGTCCGTCTGCCATGCGTCCAAAATCACGCATGTTGTCCAACCACATCAAGCCCGGCTCTCCATTATTAACGATCTGCTCACCAATCATGGAATAATCTTGACCGATCTTAGCGAAAATCGAATTGTTAGAGGCCCATCGATGATGGTTAAGTAAATTCCAGGTCTCCAGGGCCGGACTCAATAAATCCAACGTTATACCAGTGTCATTGAAGTCAGCCACTACACCTATTTGCTTCTTTTAGGCATACAGTTTGGTGGCAATTTCCCA